CCTTAATTGGAAACAGGCTCTAGACCGAAGGACCTTTCGGTGGTGTGACAACCACTGAAGGCATTCTGAGCGCGAGCTTAGGGTGCTGTCCGATGACGCACCTATTTAGGTTGCTGCAGCAATGTAGCAATATTAAGTAGTTAACGTTACAAATTGGCGAGTCAGGTAACTGACCTCCCCTTTTACCTTGTCAAAGGTGCCTCACCTCCTAAACAGCGATAGTACTGATTAGGTCTAGTTGAATCAATGAACACGACGCAAACATGAAATCTTTCGATTTACGTGAGCGCTTAGTGTCCGTTGACTGGCAGAGGATCTTAGAAGATCCTCACCGACTATCAACATCCTTCAATAGGATGTTGTTAGTTGTCCTTGGACGTTATACGAAAGGGTGGTCCATTACTGCTTACACTGTCGCGAAGGAAATCAATCGTCTTTATAAGATCAATGGTTACCGATTCGTTTCTGCGTATTTAAAAGTCTGTAATACATCCTTACTTAATTATTTAAGTAAAGACTATGATCAGGTCCCTTTTAAACCGCAAATGTATGAGACTCGCTGTTCTTTAACGAAAGGAGGTCTGCCAAGGATCATCTTAACTAAGCATCGAAAGATTATTAGAAAAGGTGGCCCTGAGGCGGTAAGTGTCATCCGATGTTATCTCACACTGTTCGGTTTCTATCGAACTTTTGTGGATCTTCGGAAAGTCGCAAACCTTAAAACGATTTGGACAGAGGGTGGGATTCAATATTTGACTGGCAAAGAAGCCTTTTATAGGTTTCCTAATGTCATTCCGGGAGAGCATGATACTCAAACCGACCTTTTAGGTTGGTTGCAGCATTGCTTTCCCGCCTTAGCTTTATCTCAGATCAAGGGTTTTCCCTCTGAAATCAAGTTAGGATTTAATTGGATTCCAACATGGGCAGGTGGTCCTAATACACGGTTAACACCGTTTAGGACTACAGTTAATGTGTTTAGACATGATCTAAACCACTGGTGTTGGGAACTCGTGAAGGAGATACCTGATAAGATATTATCAGAAAAGAGAGACAGACTCATTCGAATCTTGTCGACTCACATGTATCCATTCCGAACGGTTCAGCTGCCAGTTAAAACTACTCAACCAGTCGATGATCCAGGACTCTTAGGCCTGTTTCTCGATTTGGGAAAGCCTGTTTTAGGACGATATGGAACGTTAGGGAGGAAATTTGAGGGAGGTGGTAAGGTGCGAGTGTTTGCCATGTTGGATTCGTTCCGACAAGGTTTGCTTCGCCCACTCCACGTTTGGCTAATGTCCGCTTTGCGGACTATACCAAATGATGGAACTTACAACCAGGTCGGTCCACTGTATAAGATCAGAGATCGTAAACTTAAACATTTGTTTAGTTTCGATCTCACTTCTGCAACAGACCGATTTCCTACGTTCTTGCAAAGTGCTATATTGCAAGGATTTATGGGTCCTCACATAGCTCTCGCGTGGCATTACTTAATGGCTCTTCCTTTTGAGGTACCTTTCCTCAAAAAGAAGCTCCAAGTTAAGTTTGAGATAGGTCAGCCTTTAGGGGCTTACTCATCTTGGCCAGCGTTCACGTTGTCTCACCATGGAATCATACAGTACAGTGCTCAACGAGCAGGGTTATCGAGGACAAAATGGTTCAGCGATTACGCTATATTAGGTGATGATGTTATCATTGGCCATAGCGCAACAGCTGAATTATACAAGGATTTAGTCAAATTACAGGGAGTCAAGATCTCACCTCACAAGTCAATCATTTCTAATAATGGTTCTTGTGAGTTTGCGAAACGATTCCTTTGGAAGGGAATAGACGTTAGCCCCGTATCCTTTAAAGAGGTATACGTTATGCGGCGATCGACTACTGCTTCCTTAGTAACTAGACTAAGTGACTTCCGGGATGTGTCTCGTCTTGAGCCATTCCGTTGGTTTGGAGCTAGTTATAAGGTTTTACCTTCATATCTTCTCCCTAAAAAGGGAAGGTGGAAAAGATTTAATCTTATGCTAATTTCACCTAGTGGTCCATTCCCTCTTCCATTTTATTGGTGGTGCTCACTGTACTCTCACAGACCACTTGGTCGCCCAGAGTCAGCTCGAGTTCACCAAGAGTTACTGGAAAAATGGCAATTCTCGTTCGAGCCTGAAGGAATTCCTACAGAGCAAGAAGAAGATATTGTCGAAGAAGTACTTATAGGACGCCCATGGATTCGTTCATGGTTACGTACTAGTACTTCATTCCTGTTAAACTTGATGGGGGAAGATCCGATAACTGCATGGTTTCATCGTCCTACTGTTCCACATACCGCTGAACGACCAAAAGTCGAAAGATCTTTTAGGTTGGGCAAGGTATACTGGATATTTGATAGGATGATGTATTATTCTAAGAAATCACCCTTGAAGAGCTTAGAAGGCTAACAACCTTCTAGGTTTAACAAGATTAACGTCTACGGAAAGTCTTTATGCGCATTCTGAGCGCTATCGGTCCG